CCGAATACAAACACCGCCGGTAAATAACCGTGTCGGTTCGAGTCCGACCCTAGGCACCACATTATAATCCTCGTTCATTGAACTGGGATTTTTCTTTTCTACTTTTCTATTAATAAAATCAACACTTTACAGCTTTAAACCGAAACTTTACTACTCTTTTAATCTTATCCAGTATTGCAAGTTTTTATGTATTTTTATATATTTTTATGCACCAATTACGCCAAAATTACGCCAAGCGGTTTAATTTGTGGCGATTTATATTTTTAAAAAGGTGTGAAAAATGGCAACGGTTAGAAAGCGTGGCGAAAAATGGCGTGTAGAAATCTACCGAGACGGCATAAGAAAGTCGAAAACTTGCTCTACAAAGACAGAGGCTGTTTTATGGGGAGCAGAAGAAGAAAAGAAAATAGAGTTACAAGCTAAAGGATTACAGCCAGAAACTTTATTCTCTGATGTAATTAAGCGGTATCTGAATGAAATCACACCTACAAAGCGAGGTGAAAAGCACGAATTCAACCGTTTAACTCGTTTTTTACGCCATCCTATCACTGATAAATATATATCTGATGTAACTCGCCAAGATTTAGAGCTATGGATTAAAGAGCGATTAGAAACTGTTAAGGGCGAAAGTGTTCGCAGAGAACTATCAACTATCGGACATATCTTTAAGGTTGCACTGGAGCGATGGGGGTATATTCAATCATCCCCTATGGTTGGCTTGCAACAGCCACAAGCAAGCAAGCCAAGAATTCAAAGATTTACTCAAGAAGATATTGACGAGATAGTTAATATTAGCGGATATAACGAGAGTTTAAAAACGGCTAAGGCAAGAACTGGAGCCGCTTTATTGTTTGCGATTGAAACAGCTATGCGAGCCGGTGAGATATGCGGATTAACTTGGGATAATGTAAGCCTAGAAAGAAAGACGGCTTATTTACCAATGACTAAAAACGGTTGTTCTCGCACTGTTCCACTTTCAAAAAATGCGGTGAGAATACTGGAAAGGTTAAGAGACGAAATAGAACAAGGCGATACTTGTTTTCAAGTGAAGTCAAATATTCTAGATGCGACGTTCAGAAAGCTTAAAAAGACGGCTAACCGAGAATATTTACACTTTCACGATACAAGACGGGAGGCATTGACAAGATTGGCTAAAAAAGTCGATGTCATGACTTTAGCCAAAATATCGGGGCATAAGGACATTCGGATACTTCAAAATGTCTATTACGCCCCGAATATGGAAGAAGTCGCTGAACTTCTAGATTAATTAAACATCGCTTACACCAGTGCCGCCAGATTTTTTAATAGTCGCGCGAACTGTTTCTTTTGGATTTTTGAAGTCTGTCAGCTTGATGATAAAGAACTCTTTCTCGGTTGTATCCATAAAGAATTGAGCATCATCATACATCGTTGCTGTGTTGTATGAACCATAACTTTCCATAAGGACGAGCGAATTTTTAAAATTATCAGGCAGATTAACAGTAGCCAGTACTTTATTGTTTACCTGTTCTTCTGTTGCGGCAGGAACGATGACTTTTAGTACATCCAATCCACCGCTAGTTGTTCCAATGCCTTCAATTTTCGCTTTAATCTCTGCAATATCTTTGCCGACTAAATAAGCGAATGTTTCGTTTTTACTTCCAAAGTTTGCCATATATGCTCCTATTGACCTTGTTTACCTTTTTCATAAGCCGCTTTTAAATCTAGATTCTCTAAAGCTGCCATTTTTTCAGCAACACCATCAAGGCTAGATTTAAATTCTGTGATTTTTTGAATTAATTTCTCTGGCATTGTTTCGCCAGATTTAAGGTTACGAACTGCATCGGCTAATTTTCGTAACGTGTCTAAATCAGCCGCTACATCACCGCCTAATAAGTCTGATTTGAGTTGTGTAATCTTTTGCTCAACCGATGCAATGATTGCCTTATCCTGAGCGCCAAGATATTCAGCAAAGCTATTAAGCAGTTCCGCTACTGTTTGTTGTGCCACTATAACGCTCCTAGTTGATAGTGAGTTTTTAATTCTTCAAGCGTTGGAAGTTTTTCCTTTTTCGCTCCAATTTCTTTAATTAGACGCACCTTAACCTTAATGTTAGGTTTCGCTCGTTTAACTAATCTGACAATCATCTCGCCTCCGTTACATCGTGGATAAGTGTGAATTCACCGCCTGCGAGCGTTCTAATTAATCCTTGCGCGCTAGTACACTGTAAATCCCAGCTTGCAGTCTCCCACTTAGCACCTAGCGTTTTATCGTGCGATAATGTAACGGTTACTAGATTTTCACTCACAGTAATCTCGCCTGTTTCAGTTGATAGTTTGATGGTTTCGCCTTTTTTCGGCTCAATCCACATATCAAACTTGCTTCCAGTTAAATCACTTTTCTGCTCGTTATCTTCTAGGATTTCAAAAGTCCACCCGTCATCATCACCACGCACTGTCTCTAGCTCAATGTTTTCCATTTTTGCTCCAATAAAAAACCGCACTAAGATTTCTCAAAGTGCGGTTGGTTTTAGTTTAAGGTTGATTAAATAACAATTAAGCCATTTTCTTTCAAGTGTGCATAGATTCGATCAATCATTACCTGCTTTAACGATTTGGATGTCTCTTCTTTGGTTAATGGCTTATCCATAATTGCATTGGCTGTTTCGCCATCAATCCACTTATATTCAGATGTAATAGGCGTGAAATCCGTTACGGAATCACCACTATCAGCACCGGAGCCGACTACGTATTTAGCATTAATTGAACCGTCCTCTTGAATTGAAAAAGAGGCAATGGTTGAGTAAACAGGGTTTAGAATTTTATTGAATTGCATAAACATCCTCATTTTTTAGTTTGCGGTAAAGTGAATTTGGACTAAATTTGTGTGGATTATCAAATCCTAGACATTCGGCGCACCATTCGGAGCAGAAGTATTTTTTAGAGCTTTGCTTGAATGGCAGAAGTACACCAAGCGCACCAAACCAGTCATATTTCAGCCCCGCAGTTTGTTTGTAGAATAATCTGATTAAATCGGCATTAATATCAACTTCGACCAAATCCCATCTATCACTAGGCAATGGCATAAGTCTAAGTCTTACATCTCCATCAATATTACTTGCTGTATAACACTCAAATAGCATTTTCCCGTTCTTCTCATAATTAGGGATAACCATTTCACAATGGCTGTAATCACCTTTTGTCAAAAAACGGATTATGTCATCACACAAACGAAAGACTGTATTTTTTAAACCTTTTCGTTTGCGCTTATGCTTGTAGAAAGCGATATATACTTTCGACATATTTTTAACTCCATAAATAAAAACACCAACTCACTACTGCGAATTGGTGTTAGCTACGAGCCACCATAAAGGTGAATGTGGTTCCGTTGATGTTTATATACTTGTCGCTTGCTCTAAGTCTTATTCGTATCCTGTGCGCTCTGTTTGGCTCCAGATCCATCATTGTTGTTAGCATTATAAACTGCTGATTCCAATTACTCTTTTCTGGCGTGGTATTAGTGTAGTTAAACGCTCTGCGCTGATCGTTTAAGTACATTCTGATATGCACACCAGAAAATCTGTCATTATCACCTTCGCTGCTTGAAGAATAAACTCCAAACGGCAGAACAGTTGGATAAAGCAAGGCCTTACGCCAAAACGGAGCGGCTGGCAAGTCTATGGTTAGATGAGTATTCTCCCGATCATACCTATTATCTGCTCTATAAGCCGAAACGCTATAAAACTTAGCAATATCACCGATGATATTGTCAGCCTTAATAGTTTGACCCTCGATGTTCACACCTCGAATCGTGCTACCCTCAATGAGTACGCCTCGAATCGTGCCACCACTGATATTAGAGCCTCTAATATCGCCACCGCTGATAGTATTACCGTGAATATTTGTGCCTGTAATCTCGCCTGCTGTAATTCTTCCGATGTTGGAACTGATAGCTGACAAGCTACCAACATTTAACTTATCAGAAGTCAGTGAACGAGAGACAATGTGATTTGAATTGATGCTATTTGTCGCGATATGTTTGGCCGCTACCG